CGGCGGGCGTCGTCGCCGAGGCCGATCACGGCCGCCTCGGCCTTCGCCTTGGCCAGGCGCTCCTCCAGCGGCTGGTAAAGGCTGCGCCGGGTCTCGATCTGCAACGCCTCGATGTCGAGCGCGCGGGCCTGGCCGAGCCGCGCGATCGCCTCGGCCGAGCCGTCGGCCAGCCGGATCTGTTCGCCATATTGCGCGTTGATGCCGGCGAGCGCCGCCCGGTAGCCTTCGAGGCCCGCGGCGGCGCGGGCGGTTTCGGACCGGCGCAGCGCATCGTTGGCCGTCATTACCGCCTCGGCGAAGACGCGGGTCGAAGCGGCGGCGATACGCGCCGCCTTTTCGCTCTCCGCGACATTGGTGCCGGACAGCTCGAGCCGTTCGCGCTCGGCCGCGATCAGCGCGCGCTCGGCGACCGTCCTGGCGGTGACGGCGCGAAGATCGAGGTCGCGGCCCTGCCGGATGACGCTTTCCTCGCGTTCGATCTCGGCCAGCGCGGCGGCGCGGTCGCGATCGGCGGCGATGACAATCCCCTGGATCGCATTCGGGCTGGCGCCGAGCCGCCCGGCGGCGTTGACCTGCTGCTGGTAGAGACGCTCGACCTGCTCGCGGTCCGAGGTCAGGTCGGGGACGCGGTCGCGCAGCGTGTCGCGCGATTCCCGGTAGGCCTTCTGGCTGGCCGCCGTCACCCGGTCGATCGACAGCGCCATCGAACGCATCTGGCGCTGCGCGTCGGCCGCCGGCGCGGCGATGGCGATCAGCCGCTGGGCGAGCGTCTGCAGTTCGTCGTTGGCCGGATCGAGATTGGCGATCTTCGCCACCTCCTCGACGAAGCTGGCGGCATCGGGACGGCCGTCGCGCATCTGTTTGTTGACGCGCAGCAGCGCCGCCTCGAACGGCTTGTATTCATCGGTGACGCGGGCGATGTCCTCCGGTCCCGGCCCGGGCACCCGCGTGCGAAAAATGTCGGTCTCGGTCAGGCCGGGCTTGAAGTTCTCGCTCAGGCTGGCGCGGGCCGACAGTTCCAGCTCGGCGCGGGTGCGGCGCTCCCGGAAGGTCAGGAAGCCGGCCGAGCCGCCCTGCGCGGCTTCCGCCTTTTCCATCACCAGGCCGTAGCTCTTGGCGACGGCGTCGACGGCGTCCTTGTGGTCGGCCATCGCTTCGGTGAGTGGCTTGATCTTGTCGGCCGTGCGGGTGGCGAAATAGATCCCCGCTCCGGCCGCCGCGGTGAGGCCGACGATGGCGAGGTTCATCGGCGTCGCCAGGGCGAACAGCCCGGCGCCGACCGCCTTCAGCGAGCCGCGAAGACCGCCCGGCCCCTCCTCCAGCGCACCGATCACCTGGCCCGTCTGGGACACGAAGATTTGCTGCGCGCTAGCGCCCATCAACCACATGGTGACGACGTCGTTGCCCTGCCGCGACAGGTTGAGCATCTGCTGGCTGGTGAGCCTGGCCGCGCCGGCGGTCGCCCGCATCGCGGTAACCTGGCCGGCGAAGGCCGCCTTGGCCCGGGTGATTGCCGCCGCCGCCTCGGCCGTGCTGATCGCGCCGATCCGTTCGGCCTGGCGGATCTCGCCGAGCTGCGTCTTGTAGCTCTGGCCGGCGGCGAACAGCGGATTGTAGCGGGCCCGCAATTCGTCGAGCGCCTTGCCGTATTCGGCCACCTCGCGCGCCCGGTTGCTGTTAGCCGGCGACCGGTTGATGCCGACCGACCGCTCGATGATCGCCTTGTAGTCGCGCTCGGCGCCGGCGGCGCCGCGCATCGCGTCGCTCGCCTGCCGGGCTGCGGCGGTGTTGCGGGCAAGGCTTGCCGACATCGCGTCGAGACCGCCGCCGGCGGATTTCGCCGCGCCGGTGAGACCGCCGACTTCGGAGCGCACCGCCTTGACTTCGGTCTTGGCGCCGCTGCCGTCGGCAGTGATCAGCATGGCGAATTTGAGCGGCGTGGTCATCGATCCGCCTCCGCGCCGGCGGCCTCGCCAAAGGCGTCGAGCGCCGCCGCCTCCATCACCCGGACGTCGAAAAACACCGAGGGTGGGCAGTCGAGCCGGCGCAGCACGACGTCAACGGCGGCGTAGTCGAGGCCGAGCCAGATCAACCCGGCCAGCCCCGCAGCCGAGCGCCACTGCGTTTCGCAGGCACAAAACGCATCAAGAGATCGCCCGTTCGATCGCCACACCAGCACGTCCTGATCCTCGTCCTCTTCCTGCGTTTCCACGGCGACGCCGAGTTCGGCGAAGCCGTCCCTGGCGATCGGCGCCGGCCGACCCGGATCGGCCCGCCCGAGCCGGGCAAACGCCCAGGCCCGCGCCGCCGCCTTCAGTTTCCCATTCGGGCCTCGTCGCCATCAATCGACTGGCCGTAGGCGCGGTAGCAGCCGGTGCGGAACCAGCCGAAGCGCAAGGCCCGCTCCAATGCCTCGGGGTCGAACGGCTGCTCGCCGCCGCCCTCGGCCTCGACGCCGCGCCAGTTTCGGCAGACCCGTTTCAGCATTTCGGTCTCATGGCTGGCGCGTTCCTCGGCCGTCTTCAGCGCACGAAACTCCCGGTCGAGCGCCTGCGCCTCCTCCAGCGGCATCGCCTCGAACTCCATCTCGAAGCTCTGGGGAACGATCTTGCCGGGGTTGGCGGGATCGGGAACCTGGACCTTGACCGGCCACCAGTAGCGGTAGGCATCGACCAGCTTGAATTTCGGCATCGGGGGCGTTTCCTGTCGGTTCGAACGGCTTTCGAAGCGGCTTTCAAACCCGCTTCGAAGCGGGCGACGTCAGCGGATGGTGAGCTTGAGTTCGTCGTCGCCGGCGACCGGGGTCGCCATCAGCGGCAGCGAGTAATTGAGGATGCCCTGGGCTTCGCCCTGGGTGGGGCGACCGATCTCCAGCGCCGGCGCGTCGATCTGGACAATGTTGCCGGCGACCGTGCCGTGGACGGCCACCAGCGCGCCGCGCGTCCGTGCCCTGGCGATGGCGAACCAGTCGATCGTGGCGAGGCTGGTCGCCTCGACGACCGCCGTTCCGGTGGTCTGGCGATCGCCGATCTCGATCGATTCCGCCCCGATCATCAGATAGGGGGCGACCTGGTTGCCGAGGTCGATCAACAGGCTGGCCGCGATCGACTGCCAGCCGAACAGCGACAGCGTCGTGTTGGCGACCGAAACCACCACCGGCTTGACGAAGGCGCCGAGATCGACGGTCGGAAGCGCGACGTCGGTGATCGTCCCGACCAGCCCCTGCAGGGTGAAGCGCAGCCGCGGGATCTGCTGAGCGTTGAGGGAGAGCGTGACGGTGCCGCGGACGCCGAGCATGACGTGGCGGACGCCGTCCTGGAGATAGTAGATCGACACGGCCTCCTGGCCGCCCGACACCGGATCGTACTCGACCGAGGTCAGCGCCGTGACCGTCTCGGCGAAGCCGCAGGCCCGCAGCAGCGGCCCGTAGCCGGGGGCGGTCCCGAGCGCGCCGGAGCCGGCGATCTCGACCGATCCCTCAAGCTGGACGTAGTCGCCGGTGAGCAGCACGCCCTGGTGCCCGAGATAGGGCAACAGCAGGTCGCGCCGCTCCTCGCTGCCGGCAAGCGGCGTGAAGCTGACGTCGTTGAACTGGACGGCGTCTGCGGCCCCGGTCGGGACCGCATCGGTGCCGTAGGTCGCCTCGATCTTGACGAGGGCGGCGAGCCGGCGGAAGCGGCGCTTTGCCATTTACTTGGCCTTTCGGGTGTCGGAGCGGGTTTCGATGGCCGGCTTGGCGGCTTCGGGCTTTGCCGGCTCCGGCGCGGCCACGGGCTTGGGCGGCGGCGCCGGCCGGGTGCCGCTCTCGCGGGTGGCCTTGCCGGTGTCGGGATCGCGGACGTAGCGCCCGCCGGTGCGATAGGGTGTCTCGGGCATCTCAGGTTTCCTGTTCGAGATAGACGGCGGTGGCGAAGGCCTCCTCCCACCAGAGCGTGCCGCCGCGCGCCTTGGTCAGCTCGCCGGAGACGTGGGTGATGACGTCCTCGGCGCTTGCCGGCTGCCAGCCGATCAGCGCCGTTTTCACGCACTGCCTCAGCCCGTCGAGATCCGCCGCGCCGGCGGCGCCGGTGGTGTCGGACAGATTGTCGAGAATGATCACCACCGCGACGTCGATCTCGCTGCGCTGCAGGACGCCGGTCATCCGCTCGTTGTCGCCGCTGACCTCGCGCAGCGGCACCACGTAGGCGGCGGGCGAGGCCGGCGGCCGGTCGTCGACGATCGCCGCCAGCTCGACGGCGCCCTCGATCAGCGCGAAGGACGCGCCGCAACGCTCGGTCAGCCGGACGATGATCTCGGCGGCGATCATCGCCGCGCCCCGTCGACGGCGCCGCGATAGTGATCGGCTAGGATGGCGTGGATCTCGACGCGGTCGGCGTCGTCGATGCCGAGATAGGGCCGCGCCGGAATGGTGACCGTATGCGCCGCGACATCGACATCGCGGGCGAAATTGGAGGCTTTCTTCTTGCGAAAACGCGGGTCGAGCGTGTCGGATTTGGCATCGTAGCGCTGATAGACGGTCTGCCGGCGCGCCGGTTGCGCGATGGTGTCGCCCAGATGCTGGACCGCCGCGTAGACCACGTTCGTGCCGACCGCGAGGGAGTCGGTCTCGGCCGCATAGGTGATGGAATTGTAGAGCCGGTTGCTGACCCTCAACATGTTGGCGGTGCCGCGCCACCGCCTGCCGATCCGCTTGTTCGCGGTGCGCGGAGACAGCTTTTTCCAGGGACGGCCGTCCGGGCCGGTCTCGCGTTCGATGCGGCGCTGGGTCGACGTCACCAGATAGCCGCCGATCTCGTTCATCGCGGCGGCGCGGTCGATGCCGTCGAGCGCCGCCAAGCCGGCTTTTATCTCGACGTCGTCGACGATCAGGCGGATGCCCCTGAGATCGGTGGCGGCCATCGTCACAGCCCCCGCAGACTGTCGCGCGAGAAGCGGCGATCAGGCGCCACCACCCGCACCGTGCCGCCGTCGGGCTGGGCGGGCGGAACGCCGCCGACATCGAGCTGGACGAGCCCGCGCGAGATGTTGATCAGCCAGCGATCGGCTTCCTTGTAGGCGCGCTCGACCTCGCCGTCCTTGTCGGCGCGCTTGCCGTGCAGATAATAACGGGCGATGTCGGCGGCGGCCTTGGTCAGTGCCTGGGGTACGGCGGCGAGCGGCAGCGCGTAGACCTTGCCGACATAGCCGTCGATCAGCGCCGTGGCGTCGGCCAGCGCCCGCTCGACCACCACCGCGTCGATCGTCGTCGCCGGCCGGTTCGCCCGGTCGGTGAGCTGCACCAGCTCGGTCGCGCCGAACCGGTCGATCAGATCCTGCTGGGTGGCATAGGCGGTCACGGCGGGCTCCGAAGTTGAACTGGTTCCTCCAAGCCCCGGACCTCGGAGGGGTTGCGGCGGGCGCTTCCGTGTCCCGTGCTCCGCGTCGGGGCCTGCGCCGCGGCCGGATCATTCGCGATCCGGACGAGCGCCGGGGCCCGCAGGTATTCGTGGGCGCCACCCTACCGGCTGGGACCGGTCGCCGGGCTTTGCCCTGCTCCGCGCTGCCCAGCCCGGATTGTTGCACCGGCAGCGTTTCGCACCTGGGTGGCGCGGCCCCTGGGATATAGGGGTCACGCCGATCGCCGGCACCGTGCCGGCGACGATGATCTAGTCGCCGCGGCCGCGCCGCTGAACGAACAGCATCGGTTCGCGCTCGAGCGCGAGGATCTCGTCCTCGGAAAACACCCCGGCCGGATGGTCGACGGGCGTCGCCGGATGGGCCAGGCCAGCGCGGCGGAAGCCGGCGCGCTTGGCGCTGATCCGCACCGCCTCGCCGTCTTTCACACGATGAAGCCCCGTCCGGACGGGGCCGGCCGCGAAGTCGACACCGATCGCCACCGGCACGGCCGGGCTCTGCATCGCCGCGTCGCGCTGGCCTTCCATGAGCGCCCCCGCCGGGTCCGCGCCCGCCGGATGCACCGGCGAGCCGTGCGGGGTCAGCGCCGCGCCCAGCCGCTCAGTGGCGCGCGCCGTCTCCTGGGCAGCCGCCTCGCGGGCGGCTGCGGCCGGGACGTCGGCGGCTGGCGCCGGCACCACTGGTGCCACGGGAGCATTCGGAGCCGCTATGGTCGCCGGAGCCGCCGGTCCGGTCGCGCCGGGCAGTTCCTCGGCCGAGGCGACGCCGGTCGGCAGGTTCTTGTCCGGGCCGGGTTCGACCGGTCCGACGAAGACGCCCTCGACGGCGGCAACGGCCTCCGCAAGCTGGGTCCGCGCCGTTTCCAGCGATGCCTTGGCGTCCTTCCTCTCGGTGGCGCGCCGGGCCTTGACGAGCTTCGCCTCAGCCGCGTCGAACGCCGCCTGGGCGGCGTCGCGGTCTGCCTTCAGCGCGTCGAACGCGGACTGGTCAACTGGTTTCATCGGTTCTCACCTTTTCAAGGGTCTTCGGGAAAATCGTCCGGACGCGAGACCGGTGGACGATTTGCCGGAAGACCCGCCGGACGTTGCCGTCCGGCGAGCCGTCACCGGTTTCGCGCGCTCCACGTGAGCCCGATCAGGCTAGCCAGGGCACGACCATCACCTCGGCGGTGCCGTACCATTCGTTGGTCTGGCCGCCGTTGATGAGCTGATTGCCGACGATGCGGCGCGCCGCGCCTTCCAATGAATGCGGCACCACCAGGAGCCGCGGTTTCACCCCGAGCGGACGGCCGTAATCGCCTTTGAGGTCCCCCATCGCCACACGTGCGGCCTCGTAGGACAAGGCGTCGAGCGCTTGTCTTGAGCCGTAGGCGATCTGCCAGAACGAGAAGCCGACATTGCAGCGGCCGTCGACGCCGTAGACGTATTCCTTGCGGTCGAAGACGTTGTCGTCGGTCTCGCGGTCCTTGCGGATCAGGTTGTCGAACGGCTTGCGGGTCTGCCAGATCACCGGCTTGATGACACGCGACACGTCGAGCAGGAACCACGGCGTGCCCGCCCCGCCGCCGGTGTTGGAGACCGACACCGCGACGCCGTTCTCGTCGAGCACCGGATGGTCGGTGTCGAAGAAGTACTGGCCGTCATAGCAGGGCGTGGTGAAGCCGGCCTTCAGCAGCGGCCAGACCAGCTCGTCGGGGAAGGTCGCGGCCGCGTTGCCCATCTCGGAAAACAGCGGCGTGTAGATACCGAGATTGTCGTCATCGATGTCGTCGCGGTCGACGCCGATAGTCATCTCGAAAGGCTTGTTGCGGAGCGCGTAGCCATAGGTCTCGATCGAATTGACGACGCGATCGCCGATCCACTCGCGAATCCGCGGCATCTGGCCGAGCCAGCCATATTCGTTGGTGCGCGTCGTCGACGGCACGGTCATCGCCACCCGGCCATACATCGGCTCGACGCCGGCAAAGCCCGACTGGAAGGCGGCGGAGAAGCCGGTGTAAAGGCCGGCGAGAGCGGTGCGGTTGATCAGCATGTGAGCGCCTTCAGGAGAACTTGATCCAGACGCCGAGATCATCGACGTCGAAAATGGTGCCGGCGGCCGACCGCGTGCCCGTGCCATTCGTCTTGGCGACGGTCTGGTCGTCGACCGCGTAGGCGGTGGCGCCGATATCGGTGAGCGCGATCAGGTCGGCGGCGGCGGAATTGGCGTAGCGGTGGATGCCGGCGTCGACCGGAACGCGGATGTCGCCATCGATGCCGGCGGAATTGTCGGCGCGCTTGTCGGCACGGCCGATCACCTTGAGCGTCGTCGCGGTCGCCGCCGGCACGGCAAAGCCGGTGGCGTCGATCGCCACCATCGCCCCGGCGAAGATCAGCGTCGCCGCCTTGACCGGCGGCTCGCGCCGATCGCCGGAGCGCGCCGGCGTTTTGCGGTCCTGGGTGAGCGCGACCATCTATGCGGTCTCCTGCTTGCGGGCCGCCAGCATGGCGTCCTCGGAAATCCCCATCTGCCGCATCACGGCGATGTCGGCTTCGCCGAGCTCGGGATCGGCGGTCGGGCGCTTGCCGAGTTCGCGCTGCGGCGCGGTCAGCACCGGCGCCTTGTCGACGAAAGCCTCGAACTGGCCCGGATCGGCGCTGTGGACGGCGAGGCCCCAGTCGCGCAGCGACGGCGCCAGCTTGCCGTCCTTGATCGCCTGGTCGACGGCGGCCTCGGCCTTGCCGGACTTCACCCCGTCCTGGATCTCTTTCAGGCTCGCCTGCATCGCCGCGACCTGCGCGATCGGGACGTATTTGGTCGGATCGGGCGCGGCATCGACCGCCTTGCCCGTGGCGGTTGCCGTGGCCGATTGCGCGGCGGTGACGACGTCGTCGACCGTGGCGTCCGCCTTCAGGCCGACGGTGACGGCCAGGCGGCCGATGGCGGCGGTCGCCGACTGCGCCACGGTGACGATCTCGGGCGGCTTGGCTTCATCCTTCAGGCCGTGCGCCTTGGCGATCTCGCCGAGCGCCGTCTGCGCCGCCAGGGCCGCGTTGACGGCGGTGAGGATCGTCGCCTCGCTCGCCGACGCGTCGAGGCCCAGCGCCTTCGCGATCTTGTCCATGTCGTCTCCATTGGTGAGTTGGGCGCTCGCGGCGGCGACCGCGAGATCGAAATTCGGCACGTTCGACAGGCCGGCCGAAACCAGCTTCAGGATCTTGCCGGCGCGGTCGTGCTGGTAGACCGGCGAGATGTAGCGGTACTCGCGGTTGCGGATCGCCTGGGCCGCAAGCTCGGTCCA